CGGAGCGCATGGCAAATACAGCAAGGATCAATTAGATAAAGCGGTGGCAGCAGCTTCCACCCCCCCAAGCAACGGTCATGCTGCGACTTTAACCCTACCGGTGCAAAACACGGTAACTCAGGTAGCACAGAAGCCGTATACCAGTTTTGGCGATGGTGTCTGGCAAGTAGGAGTGGACATCAAACCGGGTATATACAAAACCGACGGGAATAGCATGTGCGTATATGAGCGGCTTTCAGGCTATGATAGTACTAAGGACTTTATTGACGGCAACAGCACGAACGGGCCCGCGATTGTAGAAATTATGGCATCGGATAAGGTCTTTGAGTCTACCCACTGCGGAACTTGGGTACTCCAGCAGTAATTAAGATTTATTATTTACCGCATCCTTATCGGCTTTCTTTTTTCTCAGTAAAAGCTCTATGAACCAATTGGGCTGTTCACAGAACTGCTGATATGTCCAGCCGAAGGCATCGCACAACATCACTGCTTCCATGCGGCTGCTGACAATATTGTTGCTATTCGGAAATCTGAAAGTATGGCTGTACTGTTCTATTTCGTGGTCGTAGCGTTCTTGGAGGCGTCGCTGGCCTCCGTCGCTTTTGGGGAGTTGTCGTTGACGATAAGGCTGACGGCGGCTTCCAGCGCTTCATAATCCGCGGAGCGCAGGTTGTCGATCTGAACGGCTATGTTTGAGTTGTCGCCGCCGATGGATTGCACCAGGCGGGGTATGTAAGAACGCTGCGATGCCATGACGTTCGCCAACGGGAATACCAGCTTGGCATTGTCGCTGTTCATTTCCCGCTCCGAGTTCACGTCTTTGTAGAGAATAGTTTCGGCGTTCTCGTCATCGGCCCGCGTCGTGTAGTTGCGGATGACGACATCTTTGCCGCTCACCGGCAATTTAACGGTTGTTGTGTCTTGCATAGAAGCTCCCTGTTACGTTATGTGTGTGAGGCTTATGGATTAGTACGAAGCGGTCAGGTTGGTCAGCACGGCCTTAAGGGCGTAAGCGTCAGACGGACTGTAGTGGATGGTGCCGGTGATCTTCTGAGTCATCGGTTTGCCGGTGTCCTCAGTCGGCGCCCAGTCGGTAACAACCAGGCGTGGAGCGGTGAACTTCAGTTCGGGGTGGGCCGAGGTGCCGATGGTAACATCGCTGTTCAGGATGTCCAGCTCAAACGCCAGCTTCGTACCGTTGGTGTAGGCATCCTTGAAAGTGTCGTCATTGTAGCGGCACTCCATCTCAAAGCTGAAGTCGTAGCCCTGCGAGCTGAAACTGTAGGGGTCTTCGCTTCCAGCTTCCAGGTCGGTCGTCAGGTTCGGATTAACGGTCAGGGTGAAACTTTCCACAGCCGATTGAGCGGTTGCGCTGCTCAGGTTGGCTACCGAGCTGGCGGTCTTGACGGAGGCGTGCTTGGCGACAAATTCGGTTTCTTCGCTGTAAGCCGGAGTGGCAGTCGTAGGCGTGCCGGCTTTCGCCATGACGTCGGCGGTGAACTGGATGTAGTCGTTCAGCTTCATGTCCAGCTTCCACTGGCCGATACGGCCCAAAGTGTATGCCAAAGTGCTGATAGCGTCCTTGCGGATGAAGGTCAGGGTCTGGCCTGTAATGTCCTGGTTGATGGTGCAGGTGTGGTCATAAACACTGCCAGACCCGTCAGCGTTAGCCTGGCTGGAAACGGAACCGAAGGCGGCTAACAGGATGAGACCGGATGCATCAGCGGTTAGTTTAGCGTTCAACGAACCTTCAGCCCACTGCTGAGTAATCGTGGAGTCGTTCGTCTTTTCCACGACGCCCCATGCCGAATCGTTATCGGCGTAGGTTACCTTGGGAGCCAGGGCGAAACCGAGCTGATTGACCCAGAAGCTGGCGGCTGCTTCTGTTCCGGCTGTAGTCTCTTTACCGATGCCGTACTTTACCTGCCTGCCCAACTGACTCATTGAAGTTACTCCTTGCCTTTCTTAACTTTAGAGACCGCTTCCGCCAGGCTGGCAGCCTTGACGCTGACGCCTTGTTCGGGGAACGTATAGGTGCGCACCACGGGTTGCGGAGCCGCTTCCACTGCTGATTTGGTCGGTTTATCTGCCATTTCGCGGTCAGGTTACCACAAAAAACCGGAAAACAAGCCTAACTGTTACGGAAGGTGATGTCGGCCTCGCAGAACAGATGGATTGTTACCATCAGAGCCGTACCGTCATTGGTCTCCACCTTCTGCAACTCTCCGGCAGCTGGGCGCATGATGTCGCAGGCCGGAGGTAGCCCAAGGCCGGAATCGGACAGGTCTATGCTTTCGTCAAACAGGTTCACGATGTTATCGATCAGGTCGTTCACTTGGACAGCTTCATCGGCGGCCGTAGTGGTATCGTCTACCTGCAGATACAACTCAACCAGATATTCGTAGACCCGCCGGTTCTGGGTAACCGTAGCGTAATCGGGCTGTCCGCTGTTGTAGTAGTGGCAGGCGGCCGGGAAGCCGATGAAGGTAGTGTTCTCCTTGGGCGCATGCGGTAAAACCGCAAAGTCCGTGCCGTTCGTTGCAAAATACCCGCTGTTTTCCAGCAGACTCTGCACGTTCGTCTTGATGCCGTTGATTGTCATGCTCATCTAAAACTCCCTTACTATCTCGTCCAGCATCTTGTCGGCACTGGCATTAGCGGTTTCATGCATCTCGTCATAGGCTTCTTTCATAAACGGGTGCCCCTTTGTGCCGTGTCTGGCAATGGCACGGGCCACCAGAAAGGGGTTCATATCCATTCGCCGGGCCCAGGCAGATAGATCGCTATCCTTGCCGAATGGAGGAAATTTGCCTGGCTTCCGGCCTTCATGCACATAGTAGGCATATTTGGCAGTGGGTTTGACCTCACGCGTCAATGTGCCACCGACTGCTCGGTTCTGGATGCTGTTGAGGGTCCGGCCAGATGCTCCTTCACTGACCTCGCTTCGCAGCTTGTCTTTAGCGGTGCGTTCTGCAAGTGCGGCAGTCGTGGCGACCCAAACGTTCAAACGGCTGGCAACCAGCGCTGGCGCCCGCTTGAAAGCGGCTTTTAGGGCTACGTCGTCCACCGTAATGGTTAAATCGTTCATATTTGCTCCAATAGCACCCGTTTA